CCGTAAACATAAACCCTGAATCATATGGCATATTACTCGTTACTACCATACGCATTGTCGCTAGATTCACGTTGTAACCAACACTTTATCTTTACGGTATATTCCACGTCTTGAATTGTTATCTACTTTTGGTTTAAGTTCAGGAATGCCTGTAATTCTTTTTACTTCTCCAGCAACAATAATTGTCTCGTCTATTACAAAATTTATGTCGCTATCGGTTATGTATCTTGATCCCGTATCCTTAACTGGCATATTGATTAAAAATGCTACTTGTTTGCTATTTGTTACCTCGTTGCATTGAAACTTATTCTCTAATCCATCAACATCTTTATGAGTTAATGTCATATTATTATATTCGGGCTTACGTCTAATCATGCCCAATCAACTTCTTCTTGTGTTGTGTAAGCTATTTCAAAGTCCGTACCTATTTTATAACTTCTATCAAGCAACAACCCATTATTTAGCTCATCATAAGCTGTTTGTGGAAAAGTGTCTTTAGGATTGTTAATATAAGCATTTAAGTCCATTCCGCTTTGCATAGCTCCATGTACCGTTTCAATCATTGCAAACATCAAGGCGTTTACTTCACCTTGTGTGTTATCGTATATTTTAAGCCTCATATATTGTTGATGTTTATAAGGCTCTGCTCCTCTATAATAACTATATATTAACCTATACACATTTCGACTAATCAGTTTTAATGCTTCAGCAAGTTTATCACCAAATATAACATTTAAGTCATTACTGTCATACGCTGTATAGTTTGTTATCGTGTCTACGTTGATATAATATTCTTCTAAATCCATATTGTATTTCATATAAGCACTGGTTACTATCATAATTATCTCCTTTAAAAAAGAGGGGAGGGCAAATACCCTACCCCTAATTTATCTTATGCTGTTGTATCTGCTACACCTTTGTTTAATTGAATCAATGTTGCTCTTACTGCTCCATAATTATAAGCCATACGTCCTTGAATAGCTGAATCGCCAATGAATTGACCTGAACCATCTAATGATTGTAATCTAGGTTCAATTTTCCAGTTATCTTTATAAGCGAATCCTCTTTTTTGCATACATACGATATTTGAAGTAGTTAACAATGTAGTTGAATACACGTCAAATCCTGATACTCTACCAATCCAACCATCAGCAAGGATTTTATCTCCTCTGTCTGTATTAAGGACTAGCTTTGAATCAGTATCTAATAATAATGCTTCCATGTCAGGTGTTATTACCATACTACGATTAATTCTTGGTGCTTTTGCTTTATCTAATGCTTTTTTAAGTGCTAAAACATCTGTATAGATTGAAGCTGCATCAGGTACTGCTGCTTGACATACTAACGTTGTTGCTCCAGTTCCATTTGCAATAGCTGTAAAGATTTCATTTACAACTGCCGTGCCTGCTGCTGTTCCTGCTAATTCACTTGCATCACCGGCAGTATTTGCAGTTTTAACAATATATCTTGTTCCTACTACTAATGAACCAATCGCTACTGTATCTGCTGAAACTAAAGTAGTACCACCTGTAACAACTGCTGCGATAGTAGTTGTATCAATGCTTTCTCCTAATGCTCCTACTGCACCTTCAAATCTACTTGCTACTAAGTCTGCTGGTGCTGTTTCGATTGTGTAACCATCTAACAATTCATTTACTGCAATTTCTACTAGATTAGTTAAAGCCACATATGCTGAACCATCATTACTTTTATCTATACCTGTTCCCGGTGTATATGTTGCTACTGTTGCTAGTGCATTTACATAAACACTAACCGCTGTTGTTCCCGGACTACCCATTACATCCATATTTGAAATTGAACGGATAATACTTGTTTCATATAATACTTGTTCGGAGATATCGGAATACCCCGTTATTTTTCTTGCGTCTGTTGGCATAATAAATCCTCCTATTAGATTTTATTTTCTAGTGCGTTTTTCTCGTTTTGATAAGAAGGCTTCCCCTATGTCCATATCGTTAGTACCTTTATGCCCAAATTCATCCTTCACAAAATGTTGTGTTGTCGTGATGTCGTTTGCTTTTGCATAAGCTGATACTACATCTTCAAAACTATTATCTTCGGTTACTTGTCTATTGAAGTCCCATTTAAAGAACTCAACTTGTTTATCTTCAGTAACGCCCATTGATTTAATAAGGTCAGTTTGCTTCTTATCCTTTGTTTCTGTTTCTATTTTAGTCAGCTTATCAACTCCGCTATCATAATCTTTTTTAAGTTTATTGAACTCAGTTGTTAATCTAATAACTTCCTCTTTAGCTTCATCAGTTGAACCGCTAACTTGTTTGATGTATAATTTAACATCTTCTAAATTAGTCCCCTCAACACCTAGTTCTTTAATCATACTTGCTAAGGTTTCTTCTTTAATTTTATCTATTTCCTTACTTGATTCTTTAACAACAATATTTCTATTTTGAGTCTCTAGTTCTTCATTAACTTTGGTATAGTCGACTTCCCCATCGCTAGTGTGTTTTTCTAATAACTCCTTAATATTAAACTTTGCCATTATTTTACCTCTCTCTTCTTGGTTAGAACCCCAAGTGGTATCATTCTAGTACGATGCCCTAGATGGCATATTTTTTTTTAATCCATTATAAGAAAGCATCTACAATTTATTCTTTCCCCTATTGATAACCTTGTATCACCGGGATATTGTGCTCTCAATCCTGCTGCACGGAAATCACTATCAATCGGCACTCGCTTATTCTTTATAGCGTTATGCCACGGAGTTTGTCTAACTCTACTATCGTTCCGTGTTTTCCATGTCTTGTGTGTATACCCAAATTCATCACCTTGCATCAGTTTCCCACGCTCAAGTTCTGCATGAGCTTCTGTTCTTATTGCTCTACGAACTCGTTTAGGATCGTTATACTTTTTTAATAATTCCTTCTTACTCTCAGCGTATGTCTTGCCTTGCAATCGCTTAACATCTTTATATATCTCGCTCTTAGACTTGATACGAACATCAATTATCTTCCTTTGTATCTTGTCTATAACTGCCTTCCCCTTCTTAATAAAACCATTAAGCAGTTTCTTCGCTGACTTTTCTCTATGAGTCAATAAACTACCCTTGAATATCTTATCAACCTTTTTTGTAAACCTCTTAGGGTCTTTAGTTGAATACATACTCGTTAAGGCTATTATAGGCGCATAGGCAACCTTTTCTTTAATCGTTAGTGTTCTAGTTAGCATAATAGACAAAACGGCTATAAGGTAATAATACGTCGCATCCCTATTTGCGTTGGTATCGTTCTCTTCCACCGCTTCCTTTGCTGTTTTACCGTTTATTATTGCTTTATTTATATTGCGTGTTGCTTTAGTATCTTTCTCAATGATAGTTAGAAATTGATTGTTTAAATCATCTATCTTTCTCATTCGTCGTCATCATCGCTATCTTCATCTTCATCTTCTTCATCTTCTTCATAAGGCTTAATCAATGCCGAGTTTCGTTCAGCTAAGTCTAATCTTCCTTCTTCTATCATCGCTTTAGCATCTTCCTCGTTTAGTCCATAAGCCTTCATAATATATTTGTATTCAGCTATGAAGCCGTCAAGTGAATCGTCTCTCATTTGCTTAATGATAGTTGCGTCATCCGTGATAATATCATCGTCGAAATGCACGTCATATTCTAACTTGTCTAACACGCCACTATAATTACCGTTCTCTTGCTCAAGGAACATTATTGATTTCATCATGTCTACAATGGCTTTCTTTAATCTATTTAAGTTCTTTTGTCTATTCCTAAACGTATCACTGCTACTCGCTATCACATTCATTTCATTTTGGTAACCTACTGCACCATCTTTGAATGAATAATAATTAGAGCCTAACATAACCTTACTTGACAAGTAATTCATTTCCATTTGGATAGCTTCATCATGTTGAGCGCTATCGTATACTGGAGCAAACGCAACAACTGGTGTCTCTGAACTTTCTAAGCCTTTTAATACTTGGAATTGTGTCTCATCAGGGTCAAAATACTTACGGTACGATATTTGTCCGTCATCTACTCTCTTTTGCGACTTACTAGCTTCATCGCCAACGAATATTCTCTTACGGCTATTGATTGAGTCCATGCGACTTGAATAGTACTTCTCGTCTATGTTCTCTAATGTGCCTGTTGAATTAGCAAATATACTAATCCCTAACGGACTTCTTACATCGTAATTGTTGCTAATAGCCAACTTGAACACTTGAAAATGCGGTGTATCTGTGTCGTATTCGGTATAGTACTCTACTATTTGCGTGTTATCTTCTAGTCTTGTATGTCGCATTGCATTAAGTTCTTTATCTGTAAACAGTACATCTAAGCTATCCGCTCTACCTAACCCGCTACCACTTTTAATCGAGTACATTTCATGTTGTATTCTATACTTGTCATCTGCAAATGTATGATACATAACATGATGATAAGTCTTTTTATCTTTTTTGAACTGTTGTATTACCGCTACTGCTGTTGGTGTAGTGTTATCATAATCGATGATTATTACTCTATCACCATGCAAGAAGTTTACTTTCGTCTTATTATTTGAACGATACTCGACCGTTAAGCCAGTACCATACACACAAGTTAATTCAATGAAGTTAACCATCTCATCGTGATAATTGTTATCTAGTAGCACCGTATCCAACACACCTTGTGCCTTGTCATCGCCACTTACAACTAACTGTACCTTTTCATTAAAGAGTAAACTGGTTACATCCTCGCTGACTTTCTTAGCCATTTGTAATGTAGGTTTATGTATGGCGATCATTATGCCTTCTAAACTCCGTTTTTGTATCTCATGGAATCCGTCTACATTTCCTCTATACCAAGACAACCATATTTCTTGTTGTTGATATATAGTTCCTATTACCGGATTGAATCCTCTACCTATAAATAACTTCTGTAAGTCCTTAGCCATTATGTCATTCATTATCTCACCTCATTATCATTCATTATCATTCTATTATATTACTTGTGTCGATAGGCTTTTGCGTGCATGGTCTAGTTATTATAATATCGTAGATAATATCCATTTCCATTATCCAAG